TGGCAGAGATAGTTTATTTAATGCGATTATTCAATCAGCATTACCCATAGCTCAAAGCAATGCACAGGCTATACAAAACTCTGTTAGTCAACAAAAAAATATTGAAGCTGCTGAAGCTGAAGCAAATGCCCAAAGAGCACAACAAACAGCATTAACAAATGCAAACAATGTTTTTCAAATGGATATGGCTCAGTTTTCGGCTGACCAACAAACAGCTTTATCTAACAGTAAATTTTTACAAACTGTTGGTTTAACTGAAGCTAATAATGAACAACAAGCTGCTGTACAAAATGCTTTATTAATGTCACAAGCTAATTTAGCTGAAGCAGATTTTTATCAGAAAGCTCAGATACAAAATGCTCAAGCTTTTTTACAAACAGACATGGCTAACTTAACTAATCAACAACAAGCTAATGTTATTAAAGCTCAACAAGAACAACAAAGATTACTAAGTAATAATGCTGCAGAAAATGCTGCTAGACAATTTAATTCGGCTAGTGAGAATCAAACACAACAATTTATGGCGAGCTTAAATGCTCAAGTTAATCAGTTTAATGTAGCTCAAGCTAACGCTAATGCTCAGTTTAATACACAGCAAAAAAATGCTGCTGAAGCTAGAAGAGTTGGTTTAGAAGCTGATATTAATAAAGCCAATGCTGCTATTGTAAATCAAACAAAACAGTTTAACCAACAGTTAGATTTTCAAAGAGAGCAATGGAATGCTGCGAATCAACAAGCAGTACAGCAGTCTAATGTTAATTGGAGACGAAAAGCTAACTTAGCAGATACTGCTGCAGCTAATGCTATTAATCAACAAAATGTACAGAATGCTTTTGGTTTAACATCTAGTGCAGTTAGTTTTTTATGGCAAGAGTTAAGAGACCAAGCATCATTTGATTTTCAATTTGCTGATAATACTGCAACAAGAAAAAACAATGCAATGATAGCTGCTGCTAGTTCAGAAGGTGATGCAGCTAAAAATTGGTCAACTAATTATGATAATGTTTCAAGTATTGTAGATAAAATATTTGGCACAGATTAAGGAGATAAAATGGCATTTGGATTTATAGGAAAAGCATTTAAAGGCATCAAAAAAGTTGCTAAAAAAATTGGTAAAGGTATTAAAAAACTAGGTAAAAAACTTATGGGAGCTCTTGGTAAAATAGGTCCTTTAGGTCAATTAGCCTTGATGTTTATTGGTATACCTCCTGTTATTAGTAATTTCTTTGGAACTATAGGCGGGGCTATTGGGGGCTTTGTGTCTCGTGTAGCTCCTAATGTTGCAAAAGCTTTTAACACTATTAAAGGAGTTGCTCAAGGAGCTTATAACACTATTACAGAAGGAATTGGCAATGGTATTGATAGAGTAATGAATTTTACTAAAGGTAAAGGTTTTACTTTAACTGAGGGTCGAACTTCTATATTTAATAGACCTCCAAGTACTCCTGATGTTACACCAACAAAAGCTGCTTTAGACCCTAAATTAGATGTTGACGTTCCAATAGAAAAAATAGAACCAAACTTAAATTTAGATTTAAAACCTAATAAACCTGTATTAGATACAGAAACTTTTGAAATTACAGGAGGAAATATGGTTGATTCTGGAACTGTAGTTGATTCAGTTGTCGGAGAAGCTAAACCAAATTTACTAGATAGAACTAAAGATTTTGTATCTGAACAGTTTACTGAGTTTAAAGAAACTGTTTCAGACCCCGGTAAATTAGCCGGTGAAGCTGTAAAAGGTGGAGTTATGAGTGGTATTAGCAGTAAAGTTGCGATGGATATTGCCGGTGACCCGCCAACCCAAAAAGTTATGCATTCAAGTTTATCTGACTTTATGATGACTCCTACAACTCCTCAAAGATTATTAGATGCAGCTACATGGAATGATATTAGCACTTCTTATCAAAAAGCAGGAGCATTCGGTGGGGCTGCTACAGGTGATTTAATGTCGTCATACTTTAATCAAAATTTTGCAAATGATATGCAGTATCAGCAAGACATGAGGCGATTAGGAGCGTATACTGCACAATAAGTTAATAGGAAATAAAAATGGCAGAAGAATATAATCAAGAAGGTATAGATGCTTTAGTAAACTCAAGTAGACCTATCCCGGGACAATCTCTTACAGATAATCCGGACCAGTCTTATCCTTGGGAAAGTCCTCCTGAGTATACAAATTTTAATCAAGCGTTTAACTATTTAGCCGAAGAACTTTTAGAAGAAGAAATATATGTTCCATTAATGATTGCAATGGGAAAAGGAGTTCCTATTGCTGACATTACTTTACAGTTGCTTCAAAGAGGTTTTCAAGAAGGTAAATGGAACCCGGATATGTTTATGATGCTTATAGAACCTACAATGTATTTGTTAATGGCTTTAGCAGAAAAATCAGGTATAGAACCTAGACTATATGGAGATGAAGAAGAAGATTTAGACCCTGAAGATGAAGACGATATAGCAAAGATGAGAGCTAATAATTTAGCAGAAATTACTAGAGAAAAAGTAGGTGATATGCCTAAAGCACCTTCTGGTGTTTTACCTCAAGAGATTGTAGAAGAAATTGAAGCTTTAGAAGTCCCTGAAAGTTTACTAGCACGACCTGAACCAGAAGCACAACCCGAAAGTTTATTAGGAAGACCGGAGTAAAAGATGTCAAGATATGAAGATGATGGTATAGAGTTTGGACAACAACAATTTGCAAGAGCTCGAGACTATCGAGAAGAACAAGCTAAGAAGCAAGAGAAGTTTGCGAAAAATTTGCAATTGGCTAATCTTGTTGTGTCTGGTGTTAATTTTGCAATAAATCAAAAAGCAGATGCATTAGAAACAAGTAGAGCTACTCAACGTGCTCATTACCTTACTCAGCTTGAAAATGCTAAAGGTTGGCAGACTATGGTGCAAGAGTACGAAAAAGAAGGACTGACTCGTGAACAAATGCTTTATAGAGAAAAACAAAAACAATTAACAAGCTATGTTCAAAATGAGTTTGGTGCTGATTATGACATTAGCGGGTTTTCAGACGCTATCAATCGAATTGCAAAAGAATATTCAGATGATAAAGTTAATTTAGCTTCGTTTAATAAAGCAGTTGATGCACAGTTAGCTATACCTAATATAGGTCAAGACGATATGATAAAGCTTATTCAACAAGAAGGTGCAGCACCTAGAAGTATTGGTGCATTTTTAGGCAATTCGATGAGAAAGCTTGCAAAGTCACACGATAAAGAAACAATGACTGCTGCAGATAAAAAAGCTAAAGATAAACTTATAGGCGGATTAATAGGCGAACAGTTTACTGCATCTAAGACCGCCTTACAAGAATATGCTGCTAAAGGTAATCCTATAGAAAAAATTGTAGCCTTTATGAAAAGTGAAGAAGGTAAAGCTATTCCTGTTTTTAAAGATGCTTCAAGAGAAATAACAAAAGAACGTGAAGTTGATAGATTTGGTAATATAGTTGAAGTTGAGTATGTTGCTAACTATGGAACTGATAGAAGAACGGGAGGACAGATTTTAATTGGAGACAGAATTAAAGCTAACATAAATAAAACAGCAGCTAAAGAAAAGACATACTCAGAAGTAGACATTGCAAGGGCGACTTCACAAATTGCAAGTTATGTTCGTAGGTCTGGAAATTTAGACTTACAAACTTCATTAGAAGAATATGCTGACGAAGCTGAAATACTAGGTTTATCTCACAATGTTATTACTGCTGCAGATAAACTTAGAAAGCAATACAATATTTCTGAATCCAAAGCAATAGGATTAGCAACTAAACATATTTTACAGCAAGATGGAGAGTTGATAGAAACAGATGTAAATTTGTATGAATATGAAAAGCTTGAAGGGACTGTAGATAGTGAAAATGTGATGGCTTATATTAAAAGCATTCAAGAAACTTCACCAAAAAAAGCACAAGAATTAATTGGTAAAATGTATGAAGAATTAGTAGCAGGTATTCAAAGTCCAAAGTCTAACTTAACAGATGAACAAAAAATAGGTGAATTAAATATTCTAAATGATTTAGTTTCTCCTTACACTGCAATTGTTGGACCAGAAGCTCGAAGAAAAAATCCAGAGGATATGGATAAAGAAGCTCAAGGAGAAGTAATAGAACCTTTATCAGAACAAGAACTTCAATCTAAATATAAAATTAGTTCAGATTTAGTTAAGAAATTTATTAATATGACACCGCCTAAAGGGTTATCAAGAAGTAAATTATTTATAAATAGACCTTTTAAAGAAGATATAATAGATTTAGTAACAAAAGATATGTTATATGAATTAAATTATATTACTAAAGGTAAAGATGCTCCGGGTTTTGTTCTTAATGCTAAAAGAAAATTTGTTGAAGATTTTTACAACGATTTAGGATATTAGTCTTATGGTAAAACTTTATGTTGGTGATGATGCTCCTTCATCTCGTTTGTCACGAGGATATACCCTTGATGACCTCGAAGAAAATGAAGAGTTTCAAGAAGTCTCTGAAAGATTCTTAGAGTCTGTTGGTGAAAACTCTAACGACATCTTTGAGTATCTGAGAGACTCTGACTTTAATCTTTTTTCAGGCATGCAACGTGCTATGGAAAGCGGTAAGTTTACCGAACAACAAAAGAAAGATTATAGGTTTTTACGAAATCGTTTTGACAAAGCCGACATGGGAAGCTTCCGACAATATGCCGAGCTTGCTAAAGATGCTGTTGTTGATATTGCTACAGACCCTACAGCTATTGCAGCTACATTACTAACTCCTGTTACAGGCGGTAACTCATTAGCTGCAAGAGCCGTTTTAGCCAAAGGAGCTACAGAAGGACTTAAAAACATTAGTAAGAGTGCTAAACGTAGCGTAGGCTTTACTGCAGCCGAAGTAGGAGCATGGACAGGTCTAGAAAATCATTTTAGACAAAATACAGAATTAAATACCGATATTCGTAAACTGTACTCAAACTCTGAGTTAGCAGGTTCTGCAGCTATCGGTGCATTGACTGGTGGTTTAGTAGGTGGATTAGTAAGACGTAATGAAATCTTTGAAGATAGATTACAAAGACTCTACACCGATGATGGGTTTAGAAAAGAAGCCGGTAGTGACAGAGCATACAATTTTAGAAAAGCAAAAGACAAAATACTAGGTAAAACTATTGGTAGCCCTGCTAGAGTTTTACAAACTATGTCGGAGTTTTCACCGACAGCAAGATTGTTAGGAGAAACTTTTACACATGAATTTGGTAAGACTTTAACACAAAGAACTCGTAGAAGACGTGGATTTAGTTACGCAGAAGACTTAGGAGATAGACGAGGTAATTATTTATTAGACTTTGATGCAGCAGTTTCACCTATTAGAAAAACAGGACAGATACTACCAGAAGATGAAATAGCAGTTATAAGAATTTTAAGAGGACCGAAAAAAGATTCTCAAGGAAACATTATAGATTACTCAGTAGGAGCTAGTGAAGCTGTAAAACAAACTGCAAAAAACTTACGAACTTTTTTTGACAAGATTAGCGATGAAGCAGCAGAAGCCGGATTAGACCCTAAAAAGATTGAAGATTATTTTCCTAGACAATGGAACAGAGAAGCTATTAAAAACAATAGACCTAAGTTTGAAGAAAGGTTAGTTGATAAAGGTATTGTACCGGAGTCTGAAGTTAAAGGTGTTGTTGATGGAATGCTTAATAAACAAAACGAATTGTATGGTTCTCATTCTAATCTTTTAACGCAATCTCGTGTTTTTAAAAATTTAAACGACAATGAGTTTGAAGAATTTTTAACTAATGATTTAGTTCCAGTAACAACTAATTATTATATGAATGCTGCAAGAACTATACAGATTAAACAATCTTTTTTAGGTCCCGGTAAAGATGTAGGAGTAGTTGGTAAAACTGAAGCAGAAAATTTAATTCTGTTTAAAAAAAGTAATGAAGAACAATTTATTGAAAGATTTATAAATCCTATTGATGAGGAATTAACAGCAGCACGAGGTAAAGGTTTAACTGCTAAAGATAAAAAAGATATTCTTAATGTCTTTAAATCTATTACAGGTCAAGTAGATTATTTTGATAGTGGTTTAATGCAGGGTATCTATGATACTACAAAGTTAGCAAATGCAATTGCTTATCTACCTCTGGCAACTATTTCATCT